GCACGGAGACGTTCGGCCGTCCGGCGTCAGGTAGCACGAGATGTCGACGCCGGCCGCGATCTCGGCGACGGTCGGGGCTGCGGGGTTCGCGATCGCGGGGACGATCCAGACGGCCATGTTGCCGTCGAACGGGGTGGAAGGTACATCAGCCATCGTGGTTCTCCTTCTCGGGGGCCTCCGCGGCCGACGTCGCCGACCGCGTCTCACGCGAGGCCGAACGGCCCGCGAGCTTGATGTGGTGCTTCGCCGGACGCGGCAGGCGCGACGGCGGGTAGCGGTCGCCCTTCACGCGCTCGAACCGGCCGGACACGACAGCAGGGTCGGTCTCCAGGCGGTCGAACTCGTGACCGGTCTTGGGGTCCTTCACGCGGACGTACATGGATGCCTCCAGGGCGTGACGAGGAGCCCCACACCGTCGGGCAGGGGCTGGGAACGGGGGTTATCAGGGGGCGACGACAGGCATTCGCGAGACCGTCAGGTCGAACTCCAGGACGATCACCTGGAACCGGAGATCCGTGTCCGTCGCGGTCGAGCCGGCCGCGTACGGGCCAGTCATGCGCGGGGGCAGCAGCGCGCCGCAGATCCAGCCGTCGGTGTCGAGCCGCTTGCCGGACCACGCCTTCTCGGCCTCGTCCGCCACGACCAGCGCCTGAGTGCCCGTCGTCGCAGAGACCGTGACGCGCCACGTCGCCGTAGCGCCGTGCGTGTTCGCCACCAGGCCGCGCTTCGGCCGGGGCATCTGCAGGTTCCCCACGAGCCACGGCGCCGAGGCACCAGTGGGAGCCTGGAAGTCGTGGAACGGGCGCGACGCCGGGCGCAGTGCCTTGAGCGCGTTGAACAGGTAGGCCGGGGTCGTCATAGGAGGTCCCCCAACACGTTGAGCATGTGCTTCTCGATCTGCGCGGCCTCGGGCTCCAGCAGGCCGTCCACGTTCACCGACCCACCACCGCCGTTCGCGCCGCCCTCGACCGCGATACCAGCCAGGGAGCCAGCGCCACGGCCGATCTCCGGGCCGATCTCATAGGCGATCTCGCGGGCGAAACCCTTACGCTCGTACGAGACCGCGGCGCCCACGCGCTTGAAGTGCGGGGAGCCCTCGAACTCGGCGGCCATGCCCTCCTTGAGGACTTGGGCCGACTTCTTGAGCACGGCCTCCGTCGGGGCCACGGCCTTGCCTGGGATCTTGCCCAGGTCGGTCGAGAGCTTGCGGAGCTCGGACGTGTCGATCTCGAAGCCGGCCATCACGCCTCCTCTGCGGCTAGTACAAGGGCCACGCCGCGTTCTTTGATGCGTTACACGGACGGCAGGCCGGGCGGAGGTTCGCGAGGATGTGCGGCCCGCCCTTGCTCAGCGGCTTCACGTGCTCGATTTCGACACCGGGTTCGACGCGGCATATCCAGCAGACTCCGCCGTAGAAAGCCATGCGGGCCATGAGTTGATCCGCAGTGAATGGGATCGTGAATGCCGCAGCCTTGCGGGCGGCGTAGCGCTGCGAGTCGAGCCGCTTCTGAATGCGCGTCCTGTCTGGGTTGGCGAGGCGGTAGGCCCGGTTCTGCGCGGACTTCTTCTCGCGATTCTTCCGGTACCACTGCCCGCCATATTCGCGGTTGCGCTCGCGCAGCCGTTCCACGTTCGCCGCAGCCCAGCGGCGGCGATTCTCGCGATAGCGGCTCTTGTTGGCGTGGTAGTGCTTGCGGGCTTCGGCGCGCAGGTACTCACGATTCCGCCCACGCCACGCTGCAGAGGTCTCGGCCCGCCGTTCGCGCGTGGCCCGGTACCGCTCACGCACCGCCGCCTTGACGCACTCCTTGCAGGAGTAGCGCCACCCGCCAGACGAACTCCGGTAGTAGTCGGCGAGGTCTTTCGTCTTGCCACAGGTCTTGCAGGTACGCTCGGCCATAGCCGACCACCTCTCATCCAGGTGTTCTCGGTCAGGCCCGGCTGGTGCTTCCAACACCGTGTCCGGGCCGCTCTATTGTCCCAATCAGGCGAACTCGACCGGGTATCGGCGCGCCGTGATGAACGTCCCGTCGAACGGGCCGATGATCCTGTATCGATCTCCGACCAGCGTCGGGCTCAACTGCGACGCAGCCATGTCCACGACCTGCCCGACCTTGAGGTCCGGTCCAGCGGCCGGGATGTGCACCTCGCCCGGAGTGACCGTGACCGTGCCCTCACCCACGTCGGTCGGCTGGTTTGCGCGCTGCGGGGGCTTGACCTTGCATGGGCCGTGCTTCCAGGGGTGGTCATCCGGCCATGACGGGTCCGGGTAGACCACCGCCTCAAGCGGCACGATGACCTCGCCCGTGTCCGGGTCGGTGTCCGGGTCGCCCAGGTCTCCGATCGTGCACGTGTCGAGCATCAGGGACTCGGCATCCGCGCGGGACTCCAGCAGCTGGGCAGTGAGCTCGGCGCCGAGGTCCATCATCAGCCCCACTCCGGCCGGATCGTGAACGCACCACGACGCCGCCGGGGCAGCAACCGGGCCCACTCGCGGTCGGTCAGCTCGAGCTCCCCCGCCGACCGCTCCTGGTCGATCGTCTTCGTGACCGACCCGTCATCGATCGAGCGCGTCGTCGAGCGCAGGCCCTCAGGGTTCTGTGCCTTGCGCGCGACGACGGCCGCCTCGATGTCCGCGACGAGCTCGGCCGTCGGCTTGCCCGCCGCGACACGGTCATGGAGGTCTGGGATCCGGTCGAGAATCTGGTTCTCGACACGGGCCAACCACCGCTCCCACTGCGCGACCGTGGGCAGATCGGCCGGGACAGGGCGGCCCAGTTCAGCCGCCACATCAGCGACGCTGGCGTACGTCATGGGTCACCCCATCCCTTCCGTCAGGCCTTGCGAGCAGCGAGGGCGGTGAGCACGGCCTCGACGACGGCAGGCTTGGGGCCCGCCGGGACGTCTTCGACGCCGTTGTCGCCCGCCCACGCGGTGAGCTGGGCGACAGTCCAGCTCTCGGTCGGGTCCTCGTCGGGGTACGCCCGCGTGGGCTCGGGAGCGGCCTCCTCGTCGGCGCTCTGCACGAAGCCGAGCTCCTTGAGGTTGGCCAGCGAATCCGGCGTGATGCTCGCCGGGACGACGTCACCCTTGTACAGGTGGATGACGCCGTTCTTCGTGTGCGCGACCACCAGGGCCGCGGCGACGGTGTAGTTGGCCATCACGCCACCCCGGAGATGCGGAAGCCGGCGCCCGGGTCAGTGACGACCGGGACGAAGTTGGCGCGCACGCGCACGCGCCAGGAGTCGTTGTGGTCCTCGCGGATGACCTTGGACTGCACCAGCTCGCCCGCGGCCTGGTAGCCCTGCGCCAGATCCTCGGTGGCGATGAAGCCGAGCTGGTTGGTGTCGACCACCCACGCGCTCGTACCGACGCCCAGCGGCAGGTTCGCAGCCGGGGTCGGGATGACCTGGAGGCCCGCGAGGATCTCGAAGCGGCCCGTGTAGATCGGGTTGGTCGCGGACTCACGAGCCATCGCGGCCGAGATCTGCGTGTCCGACGCGAGGTACGCCCACGTGGCGTCGTCCACGAGCAGAGCGTTCGGCTCGTACCCGAGGTTCAGGGCACGGACGTCCGCGACCGCCCGCAGGATGTCACGCAGGATCGTCGGGGACGCCGCCGTCCACGCCGTCCCGGCCGCGCGCGTGGCGGTGATCGCCGAGGCGATGACCGACACGGTGGCCTGGTCGATGACGAGCTGCGCCGAGTTGACGAGCTTGAGCAGACCCTTGGTCACGGGGTCCATCTGGCGACGCTTGATCGCCTCGTCCGTGATGAGCGTGTCCTTGCCGTACTTCGCGACCCGCGCGAGGCCGGCAGGACCGTCGGCGATGGTGGTCAGCGAGTACTCGCCACCGGGGGCGACGATCTCGGGCACGGCATCGGCGAAGATGCCCTCCACCTGCTCGTAGCCGACGGCGCCGCCGGTCGTCTCCTGACGACCGGTCAGGAGGAACGTCCCGCGGTATCGCAGGTCGCCCATGGTCTGGAGCGCCCGTGCGACGAACTGCGGGTTCTGGAGGAACCGCGACGCGGTGAGGTTGGGGTCGGCCAGCGTTGCCGCTGCCGGGGGGTAGGTAGCCATCAGGTTTCACCTTTCAAGGGCGAATGGCGGCGCAGCGGCCGACAGGGAAGAGGAGGGGTCAGCGGTCGAACTTGACGCGGACCTTGTTGCCGTTCGTGGCGGTGGAGATCGCCACGCCGACGATGGCGCGCGTGTTCGTCACGTCGGCCGCGGTGGGCGTGGTGACTGCAGCCAGTGACGACACGGCGCCGGCCGCTGCGCAGACGACGAGGTCACCCGCGGTGACCGTTCCGGAAGCAGTGACGCTCTGCACGCCGTCGGCGTAGATCGTCACGTTGTCGTTGATCGCGGCATCGGTCGACGCGACCCCGATCCAGTTGACGGCGTTCGCGCCGGCGGGACCGACAGTGCCGACGCCGGTGACGGCGACGATCTGGCCACCGGTGACAGCGGCGGACGCCTTGAGCGTGATCGCCTGCCCCGGCTTGAAGACGGGAAGGTACTCCATGGGACTCTCTCTTTCAGTTTCGGTTCGCGGGGAGCTTGAGATTCATGCGCTCGGCGTACGCCGCGAACTCGGCATCCTCGGAAGGGGCGGAGCCCGGTCGCGGGCCCTGGGACGGGTCCGGCGCCGGCGTGCGTGGTGCCGGAGGGGTGACCCCGGCGAGACGGGCGGCATAGCGCTGCGCCTGGATGGTCATCGACGCCTCGTCGGCACCGGTGAGGAACGTGTCGGCGTCCGACGGCTCCTCGTTCTCCCCGGGCTTGGTGTCGATTCCGTATGCAGCGGCCAGGCGGTAGCGCAGGGCCTCGGTGCGCGCCGTCGCGGCGGCCTCCGATGCGTCCTGTGCGGCCTTCTGTGCCTTCTCCAGCTCGGACAGGTTCGCCTCGGCGATCTTGTCCAGCTGCGCCTGCAGTGCGGCCTTGTCGCGCTCAGCGGTAGCGCGCAGTGCACGCTCCGACGCGAGGGCCTTCTCGCCGTTCGGTCCCAGAGGCGGGTCCTGCGGTGCAGGGTCGCCCTGCGGTGCCGGAGGTGCCTCGGGGGCTGGGGGTGCTACGACGGTGGCCGGGTCGGCCACCGGGGTGGGCTCCGTCATTGCTGTTCTCCCCATCGCGGGTAGGTGACCCGAGCCGCGTCGCGCGGTCGGGAGTGTGTGGCGGCTACGCCGCTATGCGGTCGCTCTTCCGCGAGTTGCACACCGCGTGAGCGACCTGCGTGTTTCGGTACGAGTGCTCGCCTCCGCGCGCCAAGGGCACGACGTGGTCGAGAGTGAGGCTCATCCGGTGTGGCCAGTCGAGCGCCAGGTCGATCACCTCGGTACAGATCCCACAGAGGCCCTCGTCGCGTTCGAACACGACGGCGATGTCCACGTCTTCGACCCAGGCATCGAGCAGGCGGGCGCGGCGGCGGCGATTCTTCTCTGTCATCCGCGCCGCGTTCGCCTTGCGGTATTGGCGGTCGTACTCAGCGGTGTGCTCGGCATTCCGCACGCGCCATACCGCCAGTAGCACGAGCCGCTTGGCGTGGGATTCAGGGTCGTCCCTCAGTCGCGCCAGGTACCGCCTGGATGCGGCCCTGCGGATCGCCTCGAACTCCGGCTCGCCCTTGCGCTCCTTGTACTGGCGTCCGGCGCGTTCGCGGGCATCCAGTACCCGGCAGGGCTTGCACCGCTTCGCATCCCGTCGTGACGCCGCGAAAACACGGTCGCAGCGGGCGCACGTAAGATCGACCATGTCGACTCCTCAACAGTCGGCCACGACCCCGGACGGTTGCACCCGTCGCGGGGTCATCTGCTTATCGGACGCGGGTGGCTACCCCGTCTCGGATGATGAACCCCGGCTGGGCGGGACGAATCCAGCCGTACTGCGTCAGGAGTTCGATGGCGTGCTCACGATCTCTCGCCCTCGCATACAAGGTCTCGGGCATGAGCCGGACATTCTTGGCCGACATGTATCGGTCGCCCACCTTGCGGCGAGCATCACCACCGGTCACGCCAGCCGAGCGCATAGCCCGGTAGGCCAGTCCGCGACGCGTCGTCCCCTCGAGCGTGTACTTGATCCGCTCGTCGTAGATCTGCGCCGGCCGCACGCCGGAGCGGTAGGCGTTCACGATCTGGATCGGGTCGGCGCCGTCCTTGAACGCACGAGCGTTGGCCTTGGAGCCGAGCGCTTTGGCCAAGTCCCGGTCGTCGAGGCTGTTGAGGTAGCCCTCGACTCCCGTGGTGACGTCGTCGGCCGCATCCTCTGCGAGGGGAATGTTGCGGCAGTCGCAGCCCGGGTGGCGACGGAACGCGGTGCGCGAGCTCGTCCACGACCCGGCCAGGATCACGCACCGGCCACAGGACGGCGGCGTGAGCATCCGCACGTAGCCAGTGACCTGCCGGGCGTGACCGGCCATCTTCTCGGCCGTGCGGCCCGTGTCCGACAGCGCCGTGCCGCCAGCCAAGGTGATGAACTGCCCTGCCGTGGAAAGCGCCTGAGCGGCCGTGGCGCCGAGTGCGACGGCCTCCTTCGCGTGGATCACGCCGCCGTACAGCAGGTCCTCCGTCGGGCGCCCGTCGCCTGCCGTGCCCGCCAGATCGGCCGGCTCGACGGCGTATGCCGGGTCGGCCAGGTTCTGACCGGTTTCGGCGAGCACGGCTGGCACGTAGGCCAGAGCACCCGCCGCGACACGCTCCTGCGCCGCATCGAGCACTCGCAGGAGCTGTGGGGCCACGGCCAGCCACGAGACGTCGAAGTCGTCGCCCATGCGCAGCCACAGCCGTCGAAGCGACTCCACCGCGGAGCCGATCTCCAAGCGCTGCGCAGCCGCGTAGGCCTCAGCTGACCGGGGCAGGCTCTGCAGGCTCGACATCAGGCTCAGGCTTGGGCTCGGGGTCCTTCTCGCTCAGCCGAGCGAGGTACGGGTCCTCCATGGCCTCCCGGTCCATCTCCGCCATGCGGACGCGCTGCTCCGGCGTGTAGCCGAGGTCGATGCGTGCCTGCTCGAGCGGCACGATCGCTCGTCCGCCCTGGATCGGCGTGGCGAGCTTCACGATCGCGTCGGCCTTCTGAGCCAGTGTCGGGGTCGACGGGTCGCGCCAGATGGTCTCCAGGGACCGCGCCTTCGGGTCCCACTCGCCGGTCTGGAAGCGGAGGATGAGCCGCTGGACCTGCTCCCACGAGCCGCCGAGGTAGGTCTGCTTCCGCTCGGCGCGCTTCACCAGCTGGGACTCGGACGAGCGGATCGCGTCGGCCGACGTCGGGTTCGCGTCGCCACCGGAGAACGCCGTGTAGTGCGGCGGGAGGCCCGAGAGCTGCGCCGTGAGCTGGCCGAGCAGCTTGATCGTGTTGTGGAAAACCGCCAGGTCGGTCTCGGTGAACTGCCCGAACTTCGCGGCGATGTTCTCCGTCGTCCAGAGCGTGCCGGCATCGCGCGACCAGGCGTTGAGCTGCGTGCCGTTCTCGTCGATGAAGTCCGATTCCTTGAGCCCGGAGGCCCAGCGCCGCGGCATCGCGTGGTACTCGCCGGACACCATCATGTCCGTGGCCATCTTGTTCGCCGCGTCCGCCAGCGGGACGATGTCGGTGAACTCGGAGCGGCCGTCCGGGCGCAGGATGCGCGGCTGGTTCACCAGCGGCACCACGGGCATGATTGACTTGTCGTAGTCGTTGGCCGGACCGGCCTCCCGCCAGCCCCGCGGGCCGTCGAAGATGTACTCGCAGCGGCGGCCCTCGGTGTACAGCATCGCGTGCTGCTCGAACGAGCCCCGCACGGTGATGTCGCCGACATCCCACCGCTTCACGGCCTCGATCACGCGGCGAGTGCGCGGGTCGCGGCGGGCGAACACCTGCATAGGCGACTCGATCGTCACCACCGGGGCATCGTCGGTCGACTCGCCGGCGCCGACGAATACATAGGCGCGCGACAGGCCGATCGACTCGAAGTGGCCCTGCTGTGACTGCTCGTCCAGGTCGTTCGCCTGCCAGATCTCCCACAGCGCATCGTCGCCCGACGAGTTCCCCGCATACCGGAAGCCCTCGACGTCCAGACGTTCCTCGAACGCGCTCGTCACCAGGCGCGGCCAGTTGATGATCAGGGCCGTGATGCGCTCCCCGAACTCCTCCTGCAGCGCCGGCGCGATGAACTTGATCGGCTGTTCGTTCTCCAGGTAGGCGTCGTACTTCGCCAGGTACGCCCGGGAGTGGTCCAGCGCCGTCAGCAGGTTCTTGAGGGTGTCGTCGAGCTCGGCCACAGAACACCCCCGTTCATCGTCGTGAGCGCACCACCACGGTGCGCTTCGTCTTGTCTTCCCAGCCCTCTGCGCGCTGGTCGGCGGCGGCCTCATGAGCGAGGACGTCGGCCATGATGAGGTCGATCTTCTGGTTCTCCGACGGCTTGCCGAGGATGTACCGGTCGCCAGGCTTCGCGATCTTCCGGGCCGCCATCGCGTGGAGCTTCATCGTCGCGTCGCCGTCGTGCATCGTGGACGCCTCAGCGGTGTCCTCGAGGAAACGAACTAGAGCGTCGTGCATGCGGGTGGCCTGGTTTGTGGGCCAGGTCACGACAACGTCGTCACCGTGGTCCGTAGCCCACTGGTCGGCCTGGGTCTCCCAGTGCCGCGGGTCCACGTAGAAGCGAGCCACCTCGACGTGTCGGAAGATCTCCGCGACGGCAGCGTTGACCTCGCCGCGGGGAATCCTGCCGCCCCACTCCGCCGGGTCCCAGAACGTCGGCCGCTTGTCCGGCCCGTAGGTCGGGGTGAAGCGGTAACCGTCCCGGGTCTCTGCCCGCAGCGCGGTCCAGTCACCCGAGCGGGAGCCGTCGAAGCCGAGGGACACAGGCGTGCCATCAGGCACCGTACGAACGGCACCGCGCAGCTTCGGCCAGTCGGTCGCATCCCAGAGCTTCTCCGGCATGTACGCGCCGAGACCCTGGACCAGCTTGTTCCCGAAGAACCGCTCGGCCTGGGTCGGGTCCGTCTCCAGGAGCTCCGCGGCCTCGGCCTCGATCGCGTCGAGATCGACCCAGGGAGAGCCCTCGTAGACGTACCGGTGGATGCGGGCACGCTCCCGCTTGTTGCGGTAGGACAGGTCCGCCGGCGGCTTCCGGTAGTACCGGAAGATGTCGGTCGAGCGGGACTGGTAGGTCTGCTGCGCACGCGAGTTCTCCATCGGGTCCCACGGGTTCGTGGTCTCGATGCCGCGGCCACCCATGCCGGCCGCGCCGCGTGCCATGGTCTGGGCGACCTTGAGCAGCTTGTTGCGCGGCGTGTAGAGCCCGGACTCGTCGTGCACGTAGAAGTTGATCGGGTTACCGAGCTTCGAGTTCGCCGCGGCCGTCACGGGGTCGATACGGCCATCCTCTGGCAGCCTGATGAAGTCCTCACGGACCAGCATCCGCTCCTGGAGCGGGCCACGGCGGATCATCGCCTGCAGGGGCCGATAGACGTTGTCCACCTGGTCCTCGGACGTGGCCAGGAGCTGGATCAACGACGTCGGCCTGTGCAGGCCCAGGGGCTCGTCCGGCTCGTAGACGTACTCGAACCCGCAGCCACAGTCATGGTCCTCGCAGCGGTAAACCTCACCGCCACGAGCCCACCCGCCGAACAGGCACGGACCAACAGCCTCGAACGTGGTCATCGCCGCCGACCAAGGCCCCTTGCCCGTCTTCTGCGGGCCGACGATCTGCGAACGGCGGTAGTGGAACGCCGGAGCCAGCAGCGGGCGAGCACGGTTGAACACGAGACCAGGACGGACCCGGTAGTGGTTCACCGTGCACCAGAGCTGCCAGCCCTCGAGCACGAACGGGTCCCCGAGCCCGAAACCATCCGGGACGACGCAGTGCGCCTCTATCCAGTCAGCAGCGAGGAAGCCCAGGGTCGGAAAGCCGTCGTACTCGAAGTCACTGGCCACCAACGACCTTGAGCTTGGATCGTGAAGACGAGCGGGCTGGAGCCGGAGGTGCGCCGTCGGCGTGCTCGTCGCGCTTCTTGCCCACCTCGTCGGTGGCGATCGCCCAGCCGTTCTCCTTGAGGCCGGCCGGGGTGAGTCCCAGCTGGTCGCGGTAGCGGTGGAGCTGGGAGACCAGCGACGCGTTGGCGTCCGGCTCGCCCTCCACCACGGTCTTGAGGCGGCAGTACTCGGCGATCGTCGAGTGGCGCCATGACTCCATGGACCAGGCGCAGGCTTGCGGCGTAGTCCAGACCTCGCGCCACACCCTGAGCTCACGGGCCCGGTATGCGTCAGTGGCGTCGGGGTCGAGCACCTGGAAACGGCGCTTGTCCTCGTACTCCCACTTGTACCGCAGCATCTTGGGGAGCGGGAACGTCGGCGCCTTGTCCTGGTAGCCCTCCGACGGCAGGGCGGTCAGCTTGAAGCCGCGCCGGTCGGAGCGCGCAGACTTCGGATCGGCCTGAGGGCCAGAGCGGTTACGGGCTCCTCCACGAGGCATGGTCATCACTCCTCGTCGGCGTCGCGCCGACACAGGGACGGCTACCGCATCGCGCGGCAACCTATGGTCGAGACCGGCTTGGGCCGGAAAGTCTGAACTGTATTTTCGGAGGAGCGCCCTCCCCGGCGGCCTATTTTCTAGGGCCGGGGGAGGGTATAACCCCAGGTCAGAGCGTTGTGTGCTCCGCGCAACCATTCGCATCGTCGCAGGTCAGGGGCTTGACCCGTTCGTGGTCTGGGCGCCTCGTCGGCCACCATCGCTCGCATTGCAGGGCACACACTGCGGCCCGAGGTATCCACCGTGCACGTGGTCATGCCCGAGCTGCCACATGCGACCCGTGATCACGGTCGGGCATGTCGCACACACCACGTGCTCACCGTCATCGATGCGTCGTTGCCATGCTGCTCGTGCTCGCTGGTGTGCTGAGCCGTAGCCACGCTCGGTGCTGCTGCCTCGCCTCTGCTCGTACGCCGTGGCATGCCGAGGGCAGCGCCGCTCACCCTTGGTCAGGATGGTGGGGCAGGCGCGTGTCCTGCCGTCCACCTCGTCACGTCCGGGGCAGCGTCGGCCGGCCATGCTCACCCCCGTGGATCAGGGCAGCAGTGAGGCCCGGCTACCACGTGGGTCTCCGGGCCTTCCGCTGGATGTAGTCCAGACAATCACAGAGTAGTGATGCATCCATCCGGTTGCAACACGCCGCGCCGTACAGGCGCCTCGCTCACCCGAACGTGGGTCGGTGGTGCTGCATGCCCACCACAGGCGATGACGGGTCCACTCGTGGCCCTGTGCGTCACCGACGATGGTGCCGATGCGTGCCACCGCGAGGGTGGGCCAGATCTCGGTCTCGCCGGCCATCGGTTTGACGGCGTGGCCGACGCTCATCTCTGCAACGGTCATGGCCGACCCGCCTTCCACTCAGCCTCGACCTCGCGCCACGGCCGCGTATCGATCCCGACGCCATGCAGCGCATCCTCGGTACCTGGCAGCATCATCCCGGTCACGCCAAGGTGCATCAGCGCCTCCAGCTTCTCGTCCGTGATGCCGCCGCACTGCGCGATGAGCACGGCCTGGTGCAGCGTGGCGAGGTACTGCTCGTCGCTGTCCGTGCAAAGCCGCAACCGGTCGAGCTCAGCATGCTCCTTGGCCGCGGTGTCGATGTACTGCAGCCCGAAGCTGGTCAGGATCTTCTCCAGGATGTTCATGGCTTCTCCCCTGTGAGTGCGACGTGCAGGGCCGCGGCTACGTGCGTCTCGTGGTCGGTCCGCTCGCCGATCCATCCGCAGATGCACACAGCGCGTGACCACGACTTGCGTCCATCGAGGCGGTGCGCACGGAGCACGTTCGTGATCTCTTCGACATCCAGCACAGCGACGACGACTTCGTGCACGGCGCCGAGGCTGTGGCCGAACAGCAAGGCGGAGGCGCGTGCGACGGCGGGGGTCGGCTCGGTCGTGCTCACAGCAGCCACCTCCCGTTCACGACGTCGTCGACCACGGACTTGAGCGCCGCCACGTCCGGTCGGTCACCGGTTCGGGCCGACTCGCTCCAGGTCGAGGTGAACAGGTCCCGGCGCCGAGCCACCTCGGCCAGTGCCACCTCCTGCCGGTCGGGAGGCACGGACATCGCGAGCCGTGCGTAGGCCCGCTCGGCCTCCATCTGGTTGGTCATCTCCTGCGCGGCGACGTGGCCGAGTGCCGCCGTTGTCATCGCGGCGAGGTGCGGGGTCAGGTCGACCTTGGGGAACTGGCTGGCCTTGATCGTCTCGGCCAGCTTCGTCGCACCCTCCAGTGCTTCAGCACTGGTTGCCTGCATGGCCGAGACTGCCTCAGTGAACGCAGCAAGGTTGGGGAACTCCTTGGGCTCGCTCATGCTCCCTCGCTCTCTCGACGGACGGTCTGCCGGTACCGGTCGCGCTGCTCGGTCGTGATCCGCTTATAGTCCAGGCGCGTGGCGACCTCGTCCCCGTTTGCCATCACCTTGCCCTCGGCGTCTCGCAGGACGACCTTGATCTTCGCCGTCTGCCCGACGATCGCCAAGTCCTCCGACACGTCGTTCGGGTCGTAGCCCAGCTCGGTCACCAGTTCGGCACCTGCCTTGCGGTGCGCCTCGCGGATCGTCTCGATGTTCATGCCGCACTCCCTTCCAGTCGGACCCTCGTCGCGCGCTTGGCCGCGAGGGTGAAGGCGTCGCCGAACCGGTACAGCCCGGACGACGGTGTGACGAACGGGAAGCCCATCCACTCGGCCCACTCGACGTGCTCGAGCAGGCGCGGTGGCTGGTACCCGCGGGGCCGAGTCCAGGACTGGACCGTCGGGTACGGCGTCTCGGCGTTGACCGTCTTGAGCGCCGTGGTGATCCCGGAGACGGTCATCAGCACGTCCTCCAGCATCTCCAGGATGTACGCGTGCTGCTGCTCCCGGGTCACGAACCCCCCGCACTGCGCACACACGGCGGCGGCCTGATCATCCCCCATCCGCACCTCGCCCACACAGTCAGGCACGGGGCACGGGCCCAGCCAGCGGCCGTGAGCATCCGGGCCCAGCACGCGCTCTGCCCGACGGCGCAGGTCCGTCGTGTCGTCGTACCAGTCGAGTACCTCGTGGTCGGTCCAGAGCTCCTGGTCCCACCGCAGAGCCCCCTGTAGCCACCGCTTGACCTCGGTGTCCGCCTCGACGTTCGGCGTCCAGTCTCGGTCGAGCAGTTCCCGCAGCAGCTCGGTCAGCTTCCGCGCGATGTCCCCGCTCAGGTCGGGCATGTTGAGCGCTCCGGGCAGCGTGGGTGCGGTGGACCGGTGCACGGGCATCCCTGTGAGCGCCTTGCCCGCCCTGGCCTCCCGGGCGGCGACGTCGCGCTGATGGCCGGCGAGCCAGACGAGGTTCGCGCGGACGGCCAGGCGACGCAGGGTGCCGTGGTCGTCGGTGGCGGGCATCAGGGTGCGGATCTCCTCCTGGCGCCGCTCCTTGCGTCGAGACATTCAGGCCTCCTCGTCGATGTGCTTGCCCTGGAACGGCTCGCAGCGCTTGTGCGGCGCGAGGCACCGTAGGTACCAGGTCGTGGAGGTGCTGGTGGTTTGGACGGCGTCGATGCGGTGGCCGGACACGAGGAGGGCTGGGTCGGAGGTGCTGTACCCCGGGCCGTAGCCGTCGCGCTGGAGGTCGACCGGACCTCGCAGCAGCCCGACCTCGGCGAGCATGGCGGCCTGGTGGGCGGCAAACCGAGCGCGCATCGCGGGGGCCGTCCAGCCCTCGTGCTCCTCGTCGCGCCAGATCTCGGCCGGGCATCCGCGGCATCCGTACACGGTCACATCACTGGTGCGCACCCTCTCGCCGGTGACGCCCCAGCCGTGGTGCTCTATCAGCACCCGCGCCACCGCGCCCGTCGCGTCGGTCTCGTCGCTCATCACTCGTCCTCACATCCGCAGGGCTGGGTCAGTTGGCACGACGGGCAGATGACGAGGGCCTTCTCGGTCTCGGTCTGCGTGTCGTCGCAGTCGGCGTGCACGACGCTGGTGCCGCCGTAGGTCACGAGGTCGCCTTCGTGGATCCGCTCGTCGCACCCAGCGCACCGGGACGAGTAGCGGGCAGTGAACGTGCTCACGCGTCCTCCTTCGGTGCGCTGTGACGCGCCTTCCATGCGGCACGGTCGGCCTCCCACTCGGCGTGGGGCTGCATCGCTCTCGGCGCTGATCTGGTTGAGCTCGGCCCGCCACACCTTGCGCCGCTTGTGCTCACGAATCTCGGCGACGATGAGGAAGGGCGTGCCGATCGCGAACCCGATCAGCAGACCGAGCGCCACCGGAGCCTCGGCCAGCCCCTCTCGCAGGAACTCGACCATCACGCCCCACCTCCCGTCAGCCAAGCGATGACGCGCTCCGCCTCGGCATGCCACCGAGCTCGCGTGGATTCGTCCACCGTCACCCACGCCTCGGGCGGCGTACCGCGCAGGACCCGCGCCAGCCCGTCCACGTCCACCGACCCGAACGCGGCCGACGCGTCCTCCAGGAAGATCTGCTGATGCTCGGGGCTGCGGTGCTCCCACTCCGGCCGTGCGAATCCGGTGTAGATCCGGTCGTGGAGGACGCGTGCCGCCACCTCCACCGGCGCCTTGGTCGCGCTCATGCCCTTCCCTCCCTGATAACGCACCCGGTGAGGGCGTCCCGCATCTCGTCGCAGTGCACGCAGACGATGTACGGGTCGTCGCCGTCGAAGCGCCACGAGTGGACGTGCTCGCTCATGCCCCGCTCCTCTCGCTCGTGGCGGCCTGTCGGCGCTGGTGCTCGGCCCACTTCTCGGGCGTGTCGATCTGGGCCAGTTCCTCCAGGTGCTCGGGCGTGAGGTAGACCGGTGCGTCGACATGCTTGGCCCGCTGGTGCTCGGCCAGCGCGGCCAGGGCAGCGGTGTGAGTCGGCTGGCAGCACCTGGTCTGGTGCCGCATGGGGCCGGTCTTGCATCGCCAGTGCCAGCACCCGGCGGGCGTCTTGAACACGTGCGCCGGCGCATCCCCCCACTTCCGCTTCGGCTCCGGGAAGTGCACCGGGCAGTCGTAGTCCGGCTCCAGCGTGCTGCCGGGCTCGGTGGCCCCGTAGTGCGTCGTGTGGTACTGCTCGGGCACGGGGTGGCAGGTGCAGGTCGGCGCGGTCACAGGTCGTCCTCGCCTTCGCGGGTCGGGATCTTCTCGCCCGTGTGGGGGTTCTCGATCTCGTGCAGGTGGTAGGTGCCGCAGCAGGGGTCCGAGGCGGCGTAGGAGCGCGCGCCGGATTCGAACGCCCGCCCAGCGATCAGCGGCGCGAACGACTCCAGTTCTGCTCGGGCGCCCTCGATGATGCGTTCCTTGAACGGGCCGCCGAAGTCCTCCCACGTCGGCGCGTTCTCGGGGTACTTGTCGACCCGCACCATGGCCGCGTACTGGCGCCGGGCCAGCAGGTCCACCATCTCGTCCGTCACTAGCTCGCTCATGCCCAGCCCCTCTCCTGACGCATCCGCGCGAACCACTCGGCCCGCCGGTCGATCATTCGCTGCTCGTCACGGGCGAGCTCGTGGTTCATCTCGAACTCGATGGACTCGTCGTCGGGGCGGATGTTGATGACGTGGTTGTCCTGGTGGGTCATCGGGGCTCCAGCGCAGTCTCGATGGCCTGCACGGTCGGGCAGGGCCAGGGGACGCATCCGCCCATCGGGGAGGCGCAGTGCTTGCAGACGAACTCCGGCGCCCATCCCCGCTTCACGCTGAACTCCGAGCCGTACGGGTGCTTCTGGTGCAGACCGAGCACCGCCTCCAGCGCCCCCACGAGCGCGGGCACGTCGGTGCGGGTGTGGGCGATGAACGTGGCATCTTTCGGGAGGGCCGAGGCTCCCCACGCCGAGCGCAGAACCGGGTGTTCGCCGCCGAGTACGTAGCTCCCACCCTCGTACGTGGACTCCACCCACTCCCACGGCCCCTCGGTCGCCGCCTCTGCCCGCTCCCGGATCGCGGCCAGCGCTTCTCTGGCAGTCACTGGGCACCACCCAGGGCCGCGCTCGTGGTGCAGGGCCACGGCGTGCCGCACTCGATGCACCGCAGGTCGTCCGGGTCTTCGTCATGCCGGTGCAGCGCCCGCACCCGCTCGACCTGCGCGCGTGCCTCGTTCCGCTGCTCCAGCGCAAGGCGGGCGTTGTTGCGGGCGAGGGTCCAGTGCTGCTCCATCTCGTCAGCCCGGTCGGCAAGCCCTTCGAGGTGCTGGGCGTTGTTCGGCATGTGCATCTGGTCATAGCGCCGGACGCGCTCCCGGATCGCGTCCCCCAGCCCGGCGTCGTGTACGCCGATCTGAGGGCCTGGGACGGGTGCCGACGACTCCGTAGTCGCGGGAGGGGTCGCGGGCCGCTCCTGGGCAGCAGCAACCAGCCTCTCGCCCACCCTGGTCAGGGTGTCCGCGTCCGTCGCGAGCAGTTCGAGCACGGCCCTGGTCGAGGACGGCACGTCAGGCCCGTCGGCGGCCAGGCGGATCCGCGCGCCCAGGGTGAGGGTCGCGGGGGCTTCCTCCACCGCCGGGTCCATCCCCGCGGACTCGTCGATGCGGCAGGCGATCAGGCTCGGGTCGGGGATCGGGGCGTTCATGCGGAGGCTCCTTCGGTGGTCAGGGCGGCGCGGAGGCGCTGGGCTGCGTCGGCCGGCGTGTGGCCGTCCCACTCCGGTGCGGTCGCGACCTCGGGCACGTGGAACAGGTCCCAGTCGGCGGCCGGGTAGTGGTTCGAGACCTGGCCGTGCGGGTACAGGTCGACGGTGACGACGAACCAGCCGCCGCCGAAGCACTCCTCGCCGTCGGAGTGCCGCCACGACTTCACGGCCTTGCCCTGCTGGGCCCAGCCCTCGGCGGCGTGGGCGTTGTAGAGCATCCGGTACTCGTAGAGCTCGGCGAACGTGTGGTAGCCGTCGCTGATCGTGCTGGTGTCACCGTCGGCAGCCTCGTACGTCGCGGCGAAGATGTCCGGCTTGCAGGGGTAGAACTCGCCCTGGACGCCGCGGATCACGTAGTCGTCACGACCAGCGGCCATGGTCCCTTCGAGAGTCCGGATCATGACGAGCCAGGGCGGGCCCTCGCCGTGGCAGGTGGCCGACTCGACCTCGCCGCCGCACCAGGCGGCCACCTCCTCGCCATTAGTGCCGTCGAACTGCATGGCCTCGATGACGACGGGCTTCTTGCGGTACTTCACGGGGTTGCTCATCGGTCATGCTCCTTCGGTCGTGTTCGGGGTGATCCAGTGCTTGGGACCCGGGCGGATCCCCTTCTCGGCCAGCACGGCCAGGACGAGGTCGCGGCCGGTGGCGTTGGTGCGGGCGGGGATGGCTGGGTCGATCAGGTCTTCGATCGGGGGTG